AGGTTCATGGTCAAAAAAGATTGGTGATGATGCTAACGATAATGTTAAAGTTCTTTACCATAATTTTGATGGTTCTGGTCTTAGAAGTTCAATGGTTGGCGATGAGTTTCTTGCCGAAGGTAAGACATTTAAGTGTATGCCGTTAGGTTTTGAGGAGGTTGCATAATGGGAATATTTGTAGGTAGATACGACCATATCAATACTGAAGAGGTCGCTAAAAGACGCAGCACATCATGGGTTGGTAGGTTTAATCCTTGCAACTCAGACGATATGCAAGAATATGAAATGGTGAAAGCCATCGTAAGAAACGTAAACTCATCAACTAAAGATAAATTTAGAGTCGAGAAAAAAGGTCGAAAGCCTATTGATGGTTTTGTCTATGGTGGTAATCCTAAAGGTGGTATAAACAAAGCCACACTATGGGATGTATATATTTGGAGGAGATATACATGATTATTGTTGATTATAGTGGTATTGCTTTAGCGAGTATAATAATTAATAAAACGTTTGATGAACAACTAATTCGTCATATGATTCTCAACTCCCTTAGAATGTATCGTACAAGATACAAAGAAGAGTATGGCGAATTAGTTCTTGCTGTCGATGCGTCAAATAACTGGCGCAAGACAGCTTTTCCACAATACAAAGCAAGTAGAAAGAAAACACAGAAAGAATCATCTTTTGATTGGGGTGAAGCTTTTAGAATACTTAACGAAGTACGTGAAGAGATTGCAGAAAACTTTCCATATAAAGTAATTCGTATTGATGGTTGTGAAGCCGATGATATTATCGGTACAATTGTTACCATGAATCCAGATCCAAACAAAGATTACAATCACGAAAAAATTATGATTGTATCTTCAGATAGAGATTTCTTACAACTACAAAAGTATAACTTTGTAAGACAATACTCACCGCTTCTTAAAAAAGAATTGATAGAAGAAAATCCAAGAGTGTACTTACAAACGCACATCATTAAAGGCGATAAGGGTGATGGCGTACCAAACATTCTATCTGACGATAACGTATTTGTTGAAGGATTTAGGCAAACACCAATCACTCAAAAAAAGATAGATAATATCATACAAGATCTTGAAGAAGGTGAATTACTATATGCGGCGTCTTGGTATCGCAACTATTGCCGAAATAAAAAATTAATTGATCTTACTGAAACACCAGAAGATTTAAGAAAACAAATTATAAATAACTTTATGGAACAAGACCCAGCATCGTTATGGAGTAAAAGAGGAAAAGTCTTTCCTTACTTAGTTGCCAAACGTTGTAATGAATTGATTAAAAGTGTACAGGAGTTTATTTAATGAAACAGTATGTTTTTGAAGTCTTAGAAGAAATGGCTAAGCAAAGAAATCGTAATGATAAAGTTCGCGTCTTGAAAGAAAACGAGACATGGGCTTTAAAAGATATCATAAGAGGTTCCATGGATACGACCGTAAAATGGAACTTACCAGAAGGCGAACCGCCATATAACCCATCACCAGCTCATATGCATCCTACTACCCTAACTAAACAAAATGGCCAGTTTAAATATTTTGTAAAAGGCGGACCAGGTGATAAGATGCCAAAGTATAAAAGAGAAAATATATTCATTGGAATACTAGAAGGTGTGCATCCAGAAGATGCCAAGCTTGTTATTAATATGATCAATAAAAAGAAAATCCCAGGAATTTCAAAACCAGTTGTAGAGGAGGCGTTTCCGAATTTACTACAGGACTAACTCTACAACCTGACGAAAGGTAAAGAGATGGTACTACAACAACTTGAAAGAGATCTAGAACTTCACGCGTTAAAGCTCAAGAAAAGAGGAAGGATTAATCGAATGGAAAAAATCGTTAAGAAACGAAACTTCATAAGAAAGAAAATCAAGTTACTGAAAGTACTGGAGGATAAATTTCAAATCAATTAAAAAAATAACTGTTTACAAACTGACTTAACTATGATACAATTATATTATTTAAAAGGTGAAATATGAATATTTTTATACTAGATAAAGATCCACATGTGGCTGCACAAATGCTTTGTGATAAGCACGTTCCTAAGATGATTATTGAATCAGCACAAATGCTAAGTACGGTACATCGCATGCTTGATGGTACACCAGAAAAACGTAGATCAAAGTCAGGTAAAACAATGCAAACGTATTATTCTTTTGGTGATATACGTGATGAATTGTATTATCTTGCGGTACACAAGTATCATCCATGTACAACATGGACAGCAGCAAGTTTGGCAAACTACAACTGGCACTACGCACACTTTGTTGAAATGGCCAGAGAATTTAAGTTTCGCAGAAATAAAGAACATGTAACTTTTAAGAAACTTGGTCCGATATTGGCAGCTCCGCCTATAAATATACCAGATATCGGTCTTACCGAATTCGTACAAGCCATGACTCACTATCCTGATTGCATGGTTCCCGGCGATGCAGTACAAGCGTATAGAAATTATTACCACAAAGCGAAACCTTTTGCGAAGTGGGATTGGGGAAGACCGGCTCCTGACTGGTGGAAAGGATATCAAGTTGCCTAGGTATACGGTAAAGCCTTTAGAAGAAGGTGATGAGTATGAGATTGATTGTAAAGCAGATGAGTTGCAAGACTATCTTAAGAAACATAATTGTATTAAAGTTTTAACTTTTCCAAAAATTGTGTCAAGCACTGGTAGCTTATTGTCGAAGACAGATCAAGGATGGAAAGACAACCTTGCAAGAATTAAAGCTGGTTCTGGCAGAGGTAACACAATTAAAACTTAGGAGAAGATATGAAATTTTTTATTATAGTATCTTTCGTAATGGCAAACACAATGGCTTTAGACAGGCCTCTTTTTGTTTTCAAACAGCCAGTTTTTGATACACAAGATGAATGCAATCAGTATGTTTCAGTAATGCATCAAAGAATATATACTCAGGCAAGTGCCTCGTATAATTTTAAGCATACACCTGAAGCCATATTCTGTTTACCTACAGAACAAGTGAAAGAAATTTTTAAGTATAATTATGAAGACGATAAACCGAAACAAAATATTTAGTCATAGGCATATCGATGTTGGATATAAAGATCTTACTGCTGAAACTACCGATACTGGGAGAACTTATAATGCCCCTAATGGCAAGTCTTATCCTAGTGTCACTACAGTTTTAAGTATACTTACTGAAGATGCCATACGTTCTTGGCGTGATCGTGTAGGCGAAGAACAAGCAGACATCGTAAGTGGTAAAGCATCCAGACGCGGTACGAAAGTACACAGTATTGTAGAAAAGTATTTAAATAATGAAGACACATCAAAATTTTTACCACACATTCAACAAAGTCTCGAAAATCTCAAACCGGTACTTGATAACGATATTGGAACGATATTCGGCCTCGAGGTTGCTTTATATAGTGATCACTTAGGTGTGGCTGGTAGATGTGATTGTATTGCACAATATAATGGTGTACCGTCTATAATCGATTTTAAAACTTCAAGATATATAAAAAAGAAAGAAAAGATAAGCAACTACTTCGCACAAGGTGCAGCATATGCAATTATGTGGGAAGAGCGTACAGGAATGGTGATACCTAATGTTGTAGTCATTATGGATGTCGATCATGAAAAGCCCTTAGTTTTTGTAGAACACAGGGATAACTATACTAAATTATTAAAGGACACAATTGATGAATATAGAACTCGTAAAATGTTCGGCCACTGACCTATCGCTGACTCAAATAATTAAACTAAGATCAGACTTTGAAGAGCTTACTAATGGTTATAATATGCCTGAAGGGTCTGATATAAATACAATAAATTGGTTTTTGAAAGATGGCCACAGGTCAAATTCTCTTCGTAATGGATTTAAAGAAGCTAAAGAATTAGCGAAGAAAATAAAGGAGTATTCTGATGGCTGCACAAAAAAAGTTAGAGGCAGGAAGCAAGTATGCGAGTTTTGATAAAGATGGTGATGGTGTCGTTACAGATGAAGAATTTGAAATGGAACAAAAGTTGATACAGCTTGAAAATGAAGATAAGAAACAAGATGCACAAAGAAACATGGCTTGGTTTGCTCTTGGTGGTATGTTACTTTACCCTGCTTTTGTTATTGCTGCGACATTATTCGGTCTCGATAATGCTGCAAAAATTCT